TAAGCCAGATGTATTCTTTAAGGGATTAACATTGGGTAAGCGACCACTGAATAGTGCGATGAAGACATTGACCACGAAGCCAACTGTGCCGAATGGTCGTATTAATGAAGAATGTATTTTGCTGGGAGCATTTTGATGATATTAGTTGATTATAGTCAGGTGGCACTTGCAGCCATCCTTACCTTCCAGCGTGAGTTGAAAGGGACAGAGTCAGAAGTGAAAAATCTTATTCGTCATGTGACTTTGTCCACCCTTAAATCGTACAAGAAGAAGTATGGTAAAGAGTATGGCGAGTTAGTCATTTGTTGCGATGGTCGTAAGTATTGGCGTAAGGAATACTTTGAGTTCTATAAGGGTATGCGTAAGAGCAATCGTGATAAATCAGATCTCGATTGGAAGTTGATCTTTGATACGCTATCAGAAATGCGTGAAGACATTGCACAACACTTTCCATATCGTGTTATGCATATTGATCGTGCAGAAGCAGATGATATTATTGCTGTCATGACAAAATATCTTCAACAGAATCTCTTAATTCAAGAGGGGTTGGTTGAAGAACCACAGAAGATTTTAATTCTGTCATCTGATAAAGACTTCAAGCAACTGCAGTTGTATCCTACTGTTAAGCAGTGGTCTCCAATGCAGAAGAAATATATCACTGCAACGAGGAAAGAAATTGTAGAACATAAGATTGAGCATATCGTCAAGGGTGATACAGGTGATGGAGTACCAAACATTCTAAGCAAAGACGATGTATTCATGAAGGGTGAACGACAAAAGCCAATGAGTGCTAAACGATTACAAGAATTCTTTGATAATGGTTTTACTGCTTGTAGGAATGATGAAGAAAGACGCAATTGGCAACGCAATTCGACTCTTGTTGACTTTGATCATATTCCGCCTGATGTTGAAGAATCAATTATTGTATCATACATAAGTAGTAAACCAAAGGGCGATAAGATGTCTATTATGAATTATCTTATGGAACATCGTTGCCGATTACTATTAGACGAAATCGAGGACTTTTAATGAAAAAATATCTTACAGAAATGCTGAAGGAAATTAACGACAATCCAAAGGCAATTGATAACTATAAGAGTGAATTCTTACTCAAGGTAATTTTTGCTCATGCATTTTTACCTACACATAAGTTTATTCTACCAGAGGGTGAGCCACCATTTAAACCTGCTGATCAACCAATGGGTATGACTGATACAAATCTGTTTGTTGAAGCAAAGAAAATGTATGTGTTCATGCGTGAGGATCTTAAACCTATCAAACGAGAGTCTTTGTTTGTAGGATTGCTAGAGGGTATTCATCCCGAAGAAGCAAAGATTTTAATCGCAGTTAAGGATCAGAAGTTGCAAAAACTCTATCCTAAGATTACATGGAAACTTGTTTCTGATGCTGGTATCATTCCAGCACCTGCAAAGAAAGAAAAAGTTGCTGTGCAAGAAGTAGAGTAGTATAATTAACCTTATTATGAATGGAGTGAACTATGCCAAATTGGTGTTACAATACAGCTACGCTAACTGCTAGCAAAGAACAGATTGATGCTCTTGAGCAAGAGTTGCAAAAAGAAGAGAGCAATCCATTTCAACATTTACGTCCTCGTCCAGCAGACCAAGAAGAGAATTGGTATGATTGGAACATTAACAACTGGGGCTGTAAGTGGGATATAACTCCGCATGATTGGCAACGAGAAGACGACACCACAATTGTGATGCACTTTGACTCTCCGTGGTCTCCACCAATCACTTTGTATGAATTTATGCAAGATAATGGTTGGACTGTAAATGCATTATATCACGAGGGTGGTATGGGATATATTGGTTCATATGTAGATGGATATGACGATTATCATGATTATGATATGACAGATCGTGATTCAATTGAAGATCTCCCAGAAGAGTTGATTGACTTTGGTGGTCTAATGGAAGAGCATGATCGTTGGGTAGAAGATGCTGAGATGGAAGCAGAAGCAGAAGCATATGAAGCAACAGTAACCGACTGGAATTCTGTAGATGTTAATCCAGAGCATATTGGATTTTATGAAACCAAACTAGAAAACAATTGGCCATTTTATAAATTTGCAAAATGGGATGGAAAGAAATGGACAATCGATGGTAAGAAACCAAAAGAACCATTTGCATTCTGGAGAGGTCTAAAAGAACCATGGGATCCTACTACAGAATGAGATTTCTTATTGCACTGCTGCTGATTTCTGGCAGTGCATTTGCTTCAGATGTAGAATTTGGTACAGGCGAACATAACGACTGTAACATAGCCAAAGCATATGCAGTTAATAATGCATTGGAACGATATGCAGGAAAAGAATTTGAGGTAATCAAGAGACATACATGTAGAGAAACTAACTCGACTGGTGTTTCTTGTGATTTTATAAAAAGAACAGAGATAGAAACTGCTGGTGTTCTTAAGAAAGTTGTAAGTCAGAGAGTAAAGAACAATCGGCATACATGTGTTGTTGAAGTAAAGATTGAAGTTGAGAAAGCAAGACCACTTGCTGGTGATATTGTAAACGCAAAAGAAATTGCTGTAGATGGTACTCGTTACAACTTTGACATTGTTACAAAAGAACCATTGTATGTTTATCTTTTCAATGCATACGATAATAAAATTAAATTAATGTATCCCTATGAAAACAGATCCAATCTATTGCATGGGAAACTAGCATTACCAGATGGAATATGGTGGCAAGCAGATTTACCAAAGGGTATTGATGAGAGCAATGAAACACTCATGGCTGTCTTCTCAAAAGAGAAAATATCCTTCGGTAATAATATGGACAAAGACGAGATCTATAGACAGATAGCATCAATGCCCATGTATTCAAGAAGAGTAGTGTATCAAAATTTTGTTATTAAACGGAGAAAGTGAAATGAGAGTTAAAATGATTATGACCTATATCCTTGCATGTAGTCTAGGATTGATAACTGTTGGATGTTCAACATTCAGCAAAGATCCTAATAAAACTGTTGAGATTCCAGCAAACAAATTGGATAATATTCCACAGTGGTATCTTGTAAAAGATCCAGACGACACTAAGTTTATTGTAGTCACTGCAACAGACATATCAAAAGATATGCAATTTGCTATTGATAAAGCAACACTAAACGCTAAGATTCAACTTGCAGCAAGATTAAAATCAGATATTGATTCTGTTACTCGTGAAACAACCACTGAGAATGGTAGTGGTGGAGCATCAGTTGAACGAGAAATTGATCGTGTGTCAAAGGTTCGTGTCAAACAGGCATTGGGTTTCTTTAAACGAGAAAACATTGCAGTGTTTAAAGAGGGTGACTCATATCGTGCCTATGTGCAATTTAAGATTTCTACAGAGGATGCTCGTCGTATGACTCAACCAGTGGGTAATGCTAAAAGCAGAGAAGATAAGTTCAAAGAGTTGGAAGATGAACAACCAGCTGCACGATCAATTTCAGTAGCACCACTTGATGTTGATAATGAAGAATACAAACAACGAAGAGAAGCTGCACTAAAGAAACCTGGAGCAGTAATTAATCAATATACATTGCGATGAAACAAAAATGGATTGATGCATTCATGGACACTGCGGAGAGATTCGCCCAGTTGTCCAGTGCAAAACGATTACATGTTGGTGCGGTTGTCGTTAAAGACAATCGTATCATCTCAATTGGATATAATGGTATGCCATCTGGATGGACAAACGAATGCGAAAATGTAGTTCAACATTCAGATGACACTGTGAGTTTAGTAACGAAAGACGAGGTTATACATGCTGAAGCAAATGCAATTATCAAACTGGCTCGTGATGGTGAATCAGGCAATGGCTCCAGTTTATTCTGCACTCATGCTCCTTGCATTCATTGTGCTAAGTTAATTCATGGTGCAGGAATAGATACAGTTTACTATCGCCACTCTTACAGAGACGAGGATGGTTTATCTTTTTTGCAAAAATGTAAAATAAATGTTGAAAAAGTTGACTTTAATTCAATAATGAACTAAGATAGTGACTAAATAGATTACTGTCTGAAACAAAACCCTACAAGATGTAAGGTTATTCCAGATAGTGCTTGACAAATAATCAAAGGTGTAGTATAATTCAATCATGAAATCGAAAATGATATCCAAACAAATGCAAAGACATCTCCCGCTATTAAGTGGCTGGACATGCTCACGCACAACATTTGGATATAATGCGATTGAGGATGCCGAGGGTTTGGATAAGAAGTAACTGACACCAGTCTACTTACCCAAACCCTCTGAGATGAAAGTCCAGAGGGTTTTTTGTTTTATAGCCATCGTGCTTTAAACATTGTTCTTTTACAATTCAGGATTCTGTTGGGGGTTAGTGTAGCGGTAACACTACAGACTTTGACTCTGTCATCACTGGTTCGATCCCAGTACCCTCTGCCATATAAAAACACATTAGTTCCCCGCAGGGATAATTGACAACAGGTTCATGCTAGTGTGTTTCTATATGGGAGTATAACTTAATGGTAAAGTAGCTGGCTTTTAACCAGCAAATCAGAGTTCAATTCTCTGTGCTCCTACCAGTGTTCTTTGGTGTGACTATAACTTAATGGTAAAGTCGTGGATTGTGATTCCGCTTATCTGGGTTCAATTCCCAGTAGTCACCCCAAAGAATATTATGCCGATATAGCTCAGTTGGTAGAGCACTTGTTTGAAGCACAAGGTGTGGGCGGTTCGATCCCGTCTATCGGCACCAGATATTCCCGATTAGCTCAGCGGTAGAGCACTCGCTTGATAAGCGATAGGTCAGTGATTCGAATTCACTATTGGGAACCAAGTTATGGAAGATAATGCAGCGGGGTTGGTCCTGCGACCAGCCTTGAAAACTGGGTTCTGAGAAATCGGATGGGGTTCGACTCCTCTGTCTTCCGCCACATTATGTGCCTCGTTATTTCAGTGGTAGAATGTCTCTTTTACACGGAGAAGGTCGGCAGTTCGAATCTGTCACGAGGTACCATGCGTCTTTAGTAAAATGGATATTACAGTAGGCTACGAACCTACGAGTGGGAGTTCGATTCTCTCAGGACGCACCAAGATTAGGAAGATGGGCAGGACGGTAATGCAGCAGTTTGCTAAACTGTAGATTCACGGAAGTGGGTCATAGGGTTCGATTCCCTAATCTTCCACCAAAAATGGGCTGGTAGCTTAATGGTAAAGCAGTGAACTCATAATTCATTGAGTCTGTGTTCAATTCACAGTCAGCCCACCATGCCCCTGTGGACAAATTGGGAAAGTCGTCTCTCTCAAAAGGAGAAATTGTTCTGAGTTCGAATCTCAGCAGGGGTACCAGAGTTTTGCGGATATGATGGAATTGGTATACATATCAGACTTAAAATCTGAGTTCTCCGAGTTCGAGTCTCGGTATCCGCACCATACGGCATTCGTTCAATGGATAGGACAGCACTCTTCTAAAGTGCGAATGTGGGTTCGATTCCTGCATGCCGTGCCAGAATTATGTGGGTGTGCTGCTGAATGGTTAGGCGACGGATTGCAAATCCGTTTTATGCAGGTTCAAGTCCTGTCACCCACTCCAAGTTGCAAAATACTTGTTGTCTTGCAAGATTAGTTGTAGTATAATAGTTTATTCAAAAGTCCTTTCTAAGTCGTGTGTCAATTCATACGCATAAGGCAGAGCATGGCACTGGATGTTGCAAATCGCCTACACACCTCCCATGCAAGCAGGTTTGGTGGTTCCTGATAAAAACTACCACTATGCACGATTCGTCTATCGGTTAGGACACTGCCCTTTCACGGCAGGAAGAGGAGTTCGATTCTCCTATCGTGTACCAGATTTAATTACATTGGTTACCAAGCCAGTAGGTAATTCAGATAGTGAGTAACCAGTTGACGGACTGGCACTTCTGAGTTACACGAAAGATGGAAATCAGCATAGGCTTCGATCAGTAGTCACGCTGGAACAACTTGGTGCGTAATGTGTGCGACAGACAAGTCCATGGACGGCATGGTAGGGCAGGTTCAAAACTGTTATTTCTGTCAAACACCCAGTGTAATTAAATGTGGTATTAGTTTAGTGTTATCAAGGTATCGTGATCTGATCAATCACTACTCGACAGTAAGGGTGCGACCGACACTGTCTGATATAACTGTTATTCGCTTGTCAGTGCTAGCTACATTGTTGACAAATTGGCACGATAACACTAAACTAATATCATTGGAGACACGGCACAGTTGGAGGGGTGCGGCAGACTGTAAATCTGTTCTTTAGGGCTAGTAGGTTCGAATCTTACTGTCTCCACCAGTTTTTGGCTCGTTAGTATAATGGTCATTACAGCGGATTGTCTATCCGCTTATGGGAGTTCGATTCTCCCACGAGTCGCCAGATTATAGCGGATTAGAGAAAAGGTATCTCAGCAGTCTCATACGCTGCAGTTGGTGGTTCGAGTCCATCATCCGCAACCAAACCTGCAGCTAATCACTGCTAGTGTGATCCGCACGAGAGAAACTGATTGACGATCAGTAGGATGGTTCTCCCTTTGAATAGGGCATGGGTTCATCCATGGGTCTACCTAACCAGCGTTGGCAACACGAGAGTTCTGTCCGTGGCGAGTGGGTGGAGGGCATGCTTGATGGAGAAACTGGTGCGATGTACACAATCCAGAAGTAAACTGATGTGCTATAATTACCACGACGGAGAGAAAGCATTTGCCCAATTAGTTAAATGGTAGAACATCGGTTTTGTAATCCGAGGATGGGAGTTCGATTCTCTCATTGGGCACCAAATTTCGGTGATGTAGCACAGCGGTAGTGCAACTGCTTCATACGCAGTAGGTCAGTGGCTCGAATCCACTCATCACCACCAAAAGTTTTCCGAGTGTAGCGCAGTCTGGTAGCGCATCTGGTTTGGGACCAGAGGGTCGCAGGTTCGAATCCTGCCACTCGGACCAAGATAAGTAGTGTTATTATGAAAAGAATGGCATTATACTTGCACGACCCAGAATGTTCTGAAGATTGCGTATATGCAATGGTTCATGCACTGTCGTCTTCATATCAAATTAGAATTTTTAGCGAGAGGGAATTAGATGATGATGACTTCTTTACCAGTATTGATGTTATTGCTTTTCCTGGTGGTATTGGTGATAGCGACTCGTATTTTAATTTCTTCACTAGAAGAAGAGCGAATCGAATCGCCGAATTCATACAGAGAGGTGGTTGCTATCTTGGTATCTGCATGGGTGCTTATTGGGCTGGAAGTCGGTATTTTGATATACTGGATAATTTAGATTCTGTACAGTATATCAAAAGACCAACAGCAGACATTCGCAGATCTTATGCCACGACTGCTAAGATAGAATGGAATGGCTCGACAGAGCAGATGTACTTCTATGATGGTTGCACTTTTGTTGGAGAGAATTTTAAAACAATTGCGACATATGCCAATGGTGATCCAATGGCAATCATTCAAGGAAGAGTAGGATTAATAGGATGTCATCCTGAAGCACCAAAGTATTGGTATGAGAAACCATGGCAATACATAGAGAAACATTGGAACGATGGAAGACACAGTGAGTTATTGTTAGATTTTGTAAACGAGTTATGCCCAGATGGTGGAATTGGTAGACACGCTGGTCTTAGAAGCCAGTCTTCGGGTGAGAGTTCGAGTCTCTCTCTGGGCACCATACAAGGAGAACAGATTGCGTAATCTGAAAGGTAAGCGTATCAAAGAATTCGGTAGTACAGTAGTTGTTGAAGATGGTAAGTTTGAAAAAGCAATCAGACAATTCAAGAAGAAAGTAGAAGATAGTGGATTGTTGATGTTGTTGCGAGAAAAACAAGCATATATTAAACCAACAACAAAAAGAAAAGTAGCAAAGAATGCAGCTAAGAAAAGATGGAAAAAGAAATTAGCACTGCAATCAATGCCTGAGAAATTATATTAAGTTTTATTCCAGTGTAGCACAGCGGTAGTGCAGTTGACTGTTAATCAATTGGTCGTTGGTTCGATCCCAGCCACTGGAGCCAGTTTTGGGTTGTTAGTTTAGTTGGGAAAACACTTGCCTTGCACGCAGGAGTGGGGAGTTCGAATCTCCCACGATCCACCAAATAAGTAGTTGTTATGCTCTGTTAGCTCAGTTGGTAGAGCAACTGATTAGTAATCAGTAGGTCTGCGGTTCGAATCCGTAACAGAGCACCAAATTATAGGAGTAGATATGAGTGATGGTGGTAAAGGTAGTAAACCAAGACCATTTAGTGTAGATCAAGAAACTTTCGAGAATAATTTCGATAGAATTTTTGGTAAAAAGAATACATTGCCAGAGTATGAATTAAACAAATCAACTGGCGAAGTGCAGAAAGTGGATGACAACACAGGTGTGACACAGGATGAGTATCAAGACATTCTCAGCACCGAAGATTGTCTAACAAAATAATATCTCGATAGTGTAATGGCAGCATACCAGTCTCCAAAACTGTTGGTCGGGGTTCGAGTCCCTGTCGGGATGCCAATGCGGGATTAGTTTAATGGTAAAACTACAGATTTCCAATCTGTTGTTATCAGTTCGATTCTGATATTCCGCTCCAATTAAGATAGAGGTAATCATGCGTAAAGATATTGACATCGATGAAGTGAAAGACTTTATCATGGCACAGAGTCCTGAATCAAAGATTTATATCGGTGGTGACTCTGAACGATTTAATATCGGAAATGAATTCTACGCTGATTACATCTTAGTAATTGTTGTTCATATTAATGGTAATAATGGTTGTAAAATCTTCGGTGAAGTGTCTCGTGAGAGATGCTACGACCAGAAGAAAGATAAACCACGTATGCGATTGATGAATGAAGTTTATAAGATTGCAGATCTATACCTAAAACTGCATGATGTTCTGGAGGACAGAGAAGTCCAAGTGCATCTGGATATCAACCCAGACGAAATGCATGGATCATCATGTGTAATCAACGAAGCAGTTGGTTACATTAAAGGTATGTGCAATGTAGTTCCATTCGTAAAACCAAACGCATTTGCAGCATCCTACGCTGCAGACAGATACAAGTCTTACATGCGTGCAGCATAATTTGACATGCAGTCTATTTTATTGTATAATAAGTAGTAAGAGTGCAGGATTAATTCAGTGGTAGAATGTCTGCTTGCCAAGCAGAATGCCATCGGTTCGAACCCGATATCCTGCTCCAACATGGAGATAATATGACAGATAAAGTTGAACCAATTTCGTTTAAAGAGCAGTGGGAAGCAAAGAAACTACTCAAGCGTACCAAGAAGAAAGCCAAGAAAGATCTGCTCAATCGTGGACATTCTCCCAGAGAAGCCAGTGGTATGATTAAGCAAGCACTCAAAAATATTCAATCCAATAAGCCAATCAAACGTGCTGCTGGACGAGGTGGATAAAAAAGTTTTATAAATAGATGTGAATCAGGGAAAGGGAAAAAGAACTGATTCGCCTTTATTATTGTTAGTATAATCACCGAAAAGATGTGAAAAGGGAATAGGTGGAGTAGTTGTTTTTATTATTAGGATTCCAAAGATAATGTTAAATTTCGGACAAAGTGCGATTGAGTTCGTGTCCTTACCAAGAATAGTGAGCATTCTCACTGCGGTAGGATATGAATCTTATTTCCCACGACCTTAGTACTCAGTCGAGTTACTCGAACATCTGCGTATGGCTCAATGCCATCTGCGGAACAGTACACTGCTACACATTTTCTAACGATCCAACAATACAGATCCGCAGATGGCTCAATGCTGTCTGCGGATTTTTTCATTCTAAATTCCCTTTTTACGGAGTAAAAATATGCCTTCTACAATCTTAGGCGAACACGCACTCACACTAGTAGCAGGAACTACTGCACAACGACCAGCGTCACCAGTCGAAGGTATGACTCGATATAATACAACAATTGGTGTAGTAGAATCGTATCATGGCACAGGTGGATGGATTGCATTATCCAATGTCTTTCAAGCAGTTGGTGGAACAGAAAGTACTATTAGTGGATACAAATATCATATATTCACATCATCATCTACATTTACAGTTCAATCTGGTACAAGAACTGTTGAATTCGTTGCAGTTGCTGGTGGTGCTAGTGGTGGTGGACGACATGGTGGTGGTGGCGGTGCTGGTGGTATGGTTATTGGGTCTCGTTCTGTAGCATCTGGTGCATATACAGTTACAGTTGGTGGTGGTGGTGCTGCTGCTTACGGTTCACAGGTTGCAGGTAATGATGGTGGAACTACATTCTTTGGTGACACTGCAACTGGTGGTGGTGGTGGTGGTGCATACAATGGCACAAATGGTCGAAATGGTGGATCTGGTGGTGGTGCTGGTCACTCAAATACAAATGCTGGAGCATCAAATCAAGTAGCATCTACTTTTGGTACTGCTTATGGTTTTGCAGGTGGCAACAATCCATCTGGTGGTAATGAAGCATCAGGAGGTGGTGGTGCTGGTGGTGTTGGTGCAGTCGCACAAGGTGAGGTTAAAGGTGGTGATGGTGGCGCAGGAAGAATATGGTCTGATGGATACTACTATGCTGGTGGCGGTGGTGGAGCAGCGTGGGCAGGTAATACTGGTGGCACTGGAGGTATTGGCGGTGGCGGTGGTGGAAATATTGCTGGTGGTGCTGGTACTGTTGGACAAGGTGGTGGTTCTGCCAGAAATAGTGGGCAAGCAGGTGCAAATGCACCAAACAATAGTGTAGCTACCTTCGGAGGAGCAGGTGGTGCAAATACTGGTGGTGGTGGTGGTGGATCAGGACAAGCAGATAACGAGGGTTATATTAGTTACTCTGGTGCTGGTGGATCTGGTATCGTTGTTATTAGATATGAATTATAAGGAGATTATAAATGGCACATTTTGCTAAAGTATTAAACAATCTAGTCACTCAAGTGATAGTGGCAGAACCAGAGTTTTTTGAAACATTCGTAGACACTGTTCCTGGAAAATGGATTCAAACTTCATATAACACTTATGGTGGAATACATTATGATCCAATGACTCGTGAAGCATCTGTCGACCAATCTAAAGCACTTCGTAAAAATTATGCAACCATTGGTGGCAGCTATAATGAGCAGTTAGATGCATTTATTCCACCTAAGCCATACGCAAGCTGGACATTAGATGAGGATACTTGTTTATGGAACGCACCTAGTGCAAGACCAGAAGGTTTTTACACTTGGAATGAAGATATTTTAAATTGGGAAGAACTCCCAGAATAAGACTTAGGGTTACAGGTTATTCCCTTATCCTGTAACCCCAAGAATGCCAGAGCGTAATCCCCTTTATCTCTGGCGATGCTAGAAGGTTATTCCCTTTCCAACTAGCACCACCCACGTGGCAATGTGGACTAAGGCACTCGCAAGAGTGCCTTTTTTATTTAGTATTTAAACTTGTCTCGCAATCTCACTCGATGTATAATAAATACCATAAAGGAGCAAATTGTGATAATTCTTTCTTGTGGACATCGAGAAGATAACTTTGATAAACATTACAGCATCATGACCAAAGAATGGTCGAGAGAAAACACGAAGGCGATCGGTTACAAGACTGTTTGCCTTTATTGTTATGATCAACATGAAAAACATGGTGAATTGCTCTATACAGATGCTGAAGCAATGGAGTGGTTAAAATGAGTTGTATAGATTGCAATGGATTGTGTCAACAGGGCAAGTATTGTCCGCATCGTAAAACATGGGACAATCACTATCATAGAAGATACCTAACCTTAATAGAAAGCATACGAGCATGGCTACAGAAAACATTCAAGAAACACCACTGACATACGAAGCATGGAAAGGTGATCTTGCTCCATCCTTTGATGATAAGATGATTACCAGCATGCAAAGACTGCATGGAATCGACTACAAAAAAGAGTTCGAGGAGATGCTACAGCGAGAGTATCAAGAATACCTGAGCAACTTTAATGGAAACTGGTTACTATGATTACGAAAGAAAAACTGGAGAATCACATCCAGCATCTACAAGAACAGCATAGAGCAATAGATAAAGAAATAACAGAAATGGATTGTCACTGGGATGAGTCGCCCGAGTGCCACGATCTTAAAAAGAAGCGACTTAGACTAAAAGACGAGATAGAAAAACATAAGAAGTCATTATTTATACTATCTCTAAAGGTATAAATGACATTTACAAAGTGGTTGCTGGGAATAGCGACGATTGTTCTCTTTCCCTTTACGCTGGTTATTCTAACACTCTATGCAGTTTTCATTCGAATCCCTCACTGG